TTAAAATTTGAATTTTTTTATCTTTGAATCATATGTCTTTTGCGCTTGCTCTGTGACATGTAGATAAATTTGTCGAGTAATTCCCTCGCTTTCATGTCCAACACGTTTAGAAATATAGTCTAAAGGAAAGCCAAGCTCTGCAAGTTTTGACACATGTGTGTGGCGAAAGATATGTGAAGTGACCTTTTTATTAATATTAGTATAAGGTCTTATTCTTCTCAAGAAAGCTTCAGCAGTTCGGCTATTAATAACATAAGTACTTGTTTTGCTGTTTTTGCTTGTGAATAAAAAATCGTCAGGTTCCTTGTTTTTAGAATGCAATTGAAAAATTTGAACTGCTTGTTCAGGTAGTGAGATTGTTCTATAGCTTTTTTCTGTCTTGGTAGCATGTTGCTTTACTTCTCCTTGACCAACTACGGAAATCATTGTACCTGTTATATCTACATAATATGTTTCATTTTCAATATGTATATTTTTTATCTGAATAGCGCATGCTTCACCAATTCTCATTCCAGTAAGACACATCCAGAGAAATAAATCTGCATATTCTGGACGATTTTTTTCAGTACACTTATCTAATATTATTTTTATTTCATCATCTGTTAGATACCAATTTTCGACTCGATATCTTTTTTTGGCTTTTTCATCTTTATAGTTAACTTTGACGTCTTCCATAATATTTGTTTTTGCATAGCCAAATTGTTTAGCGTAACTGAAAATTTGAGAGAAAACATTAAAATAAACATGGGCTGTACTGTTTGAGAGATTGGATTTGTATAATAAATCATTGATATATCTGTTGATTTGAACAGCAGTTGCCTGCGAAACTAGCATTTTACCAAATGTCTTATTAATATTATTTAAAGTTGACCTGTAGCCTCTTTTAGTCTTATACGATATGCCGTTTTTTTCCCACAAATCAATCATTTTTTCTCCAAGCTCATCAAAAGTTATTGGAGTGTAGCTATATTGACTTAGCTGTTCTTCAATTTTTTTCTTTACAACCTTTTCAGCATTTGTTCTAGCAAAAGTGGTGTTTTTGGAGATTGTAATTGATTTTTTGTGTATACCTTCAAAAGAAGGATCTCTGTATCTAATGGAATACTTATATTTTCCATTTTGCAACTTTGTAACTTGAGGTGAATAATACTTAACCATGTTACTTCTCTTTCATATGCTATAATGAAGAAGACAAGGGTTACCTTTGTCTTCAATATAGCTCTTAGAATTTGTCCGCAAAGCCAATTCTAAGAGCTTTTTTGTCTATTTAAATATAATGAGTGTTAAGAAAATTTTCTTCGAGACTCAATTACTTTACCGAGTATTTTACCTGGATTTTTTGAATTCAAAACAATTGGACTATAACCACTGGTATTGTCTGGCATAAGCAACACATCTTTACCCACATGTTTAATACGTTTAAGTGTGGCTTCTTCATTATCATCTACAAGTACAGCAGCAATTTCACCGTCTTCGACCGTAGGCTGCTGTTTAACAAAAACAATGTCGCCATCCTTAAATGTTGGTTCCATCGAGTTGCCTTTGCATGTTAAGGCGAAAATAACGTCATTTTTGTGTTCCTTGTTATAGAACATAGGAACATATCCTTCAATATTTTCCTCGGCTAATGTCGGGGTACCACAAGCAATAGTACCAACTAAGGGGACATTTCTAAATGCTTCTTTATCAATAGGGAAAACGTTTTTAGGAAAGGGATCTTTACTGAGCCCAATTAAATAGTCCAGAGAAACGTTAAAATAGTCAGCTAAAATTTTAAGTGAAGAAAGCTTAGGCTCTTCTTTATTATTTTCCCAACGTGATAATCTTCCTTTTGTGATTTTTAGGTTAGGGTCGCTTTTATTTAAAACGCTGGCTAATTGGTCTAGAGTCATATTTCGACTTTTACGATAACTTTTAAGTTTTGTGCCTAAATCGGACATGTTTAATACCTCTTTTCGCTTAATAACTATTATAGTTTATTTTGTTTCGAAAACAATACATTTTTGCATTTTTCGAAACAAAGTATTGACATCGAAACTTAATGAACTTATTATTAGTTTTGAAAAGTTTCGAATTCGAAACATGAAAGGAGGATGAAATATGGAATATGATCGACCATATTATGGCCTAATTAAAGTGTTGAAAGAACACAAAATTAATCAGGAGAATGCTGCTAAAATCATACACGTGAGCAGAAACACATTTAATCAGAAGCTCAACCGCAACGCTGGGAGAGACTTCAAGCTAAGTGAGGCAAAAAAACTGGCACAAAGTCTTAATATTACTACATCAGACTTTTTTTAAATTAAAAAGTTGCGAATTCGAAACTAAATTAGAAAGGAGGTGAAACCATGACACTATTAACTGCTGAGGAAGTAATGGACAAATACCATTACAAAAAGTCCACCTTTTATGAAAGAAGAAAGGAGTGCCTACTGTCAGACTATCAAGATGCAGTAATCATTGATGGTAAGACGTTAATAAAGGAAAGCAGATGGGATGAATTTATTGAAAGCAGAAGCGAAAACAAAAAACGTAAGTTAATGGGTATTGATTGAGGTATGAATTATGGAAAGGATTTTGAAAAAATGGCAGCACTTTTTAGACACTTACACAGACATCGAGCTGAGAAGCGAAAGCTTACTGCTAATCTCATTAATTGTAGCAATTGCTGGACTGGTATTAACGATTATCGTTTTAAGCCTACCAGAGAGATTGCCGGGAACATAAAAAAGCCCGACGGCCATCGGACTTTCAAAATAACAGTTTATTAAAAAATAGTTCAAGGAGATTATAACACATGAATAATGCAGTTAACAATTCTGAAAAAAAGGAAATTATTACTTTAGCGGATAGCGACTATGGTATTGCTTACCACCCGGCAAAAATTGATTTTCCTGAGTACGGACAATTAAAAGCAAAAGTTCAAGAAATTAGTGAATTTTTTAAATATCAAGTAACTGCTGACAATATTAGTCAGGCTAAAAAAGATAGAGCCAATCTTAATAAATTAAAGAAAGCTCTAAACGACAGAAAAATTAGCATTGTAAAAGATGTTGATCAACCAGTTATTCATTTTAAAAGCCAAATAAAAGAGTTGACTGATGACATTGGTCAAACGACAGATTTAATTAGCAAGCAAATAAAAGGCTATGAAGACCATGCACGTGAGGAGCGTGAGCAACTTTTTAAGAATGAAATCAAGCGCAGATGTGAGATTGCTGATATTGACCCTCAGAAGATTGTTATAAATCCTAAATGGTTAAATAAGTCAGCGTCTTATGCAGTGTTTGAAAATGAATTGCAAGCTCAAATTGATTCTCTGGTAAAAGAAAAAGAACAACTAGCCGAGAACATCAAAGTGGTTAGTGCACGTGCAAAAGAACTGGGACTGCCTTACCAACATTGGGCACAGTTGCTTGAGAGCACAAAACTAAGCAGTGTGTTAGAGCAAATGTCAGATTACGCAAACGACATCAAGAAAGAAGCAGAGCGTAACAAAATGGCTAGGCAAGAAGCTCAGGAGAAAATTGTAAATCACAATGGGACAGCTATTAACAAGGACACTGGGGAGATTATAGACACATACCAGGAAGCAATGCTGATAACTAAAACAACTAAGCTCAAATTAACAGCTACCAATACTCAATTTAAACAGTTATGGCAAGCAATTAACAATATCGGAATTAAGCACGAAAGAATAACTGATTAGGGGGGCAAAATCATGACAGACGAAAAACCAAAGCCTAAGAACTATATTCCCCTAGCCATTAAAATTTCTAATGCTAACAAAAACATTGGTGCAATAGCAAAAGACCGCAATAACGTTTATCAAAAATACGCATTTCAGTCAGAAGCGGCAATAAAAGCTGCAGTGCAAAGGGTTATTTGGGAAAACCAATTCGCAATTATTCCTAAATTTGAAATTCTAGAGCGCGAACAGCAAAAGACGCAAAAAGGTGGCATCAATAACTTTGTGTACGTTCAAGGCACATTCACTATCACTGACGGTGTTGAAACTATTGTCGGAACGATGCCTGGTGCAGGTTCGGATACGGGGGAAAAAGCAGTACAAAAAGCATGTACGAGCGCTCAAAAATATTTTTACAAACAGCTTTTTAACATAACGGATAAAGACGAAGACCCAGATGCACAAGATAGCAGTTCGAGTGGTGGCTATGTTAATAGAGATAATCGCAAGCCTGTTAAGCCTAATACTGGTAATAGTCAAAGCCTAAGGAATTATCAAATTAACTATAAGGGTCAAATGGTACCGATGTACATAGTGGTTAAACATGCATCTGAAGGCAATCAGGAAGCAAAGGATTTTGCTAACACTCTTCAGGGTAAAGATATGGACGTCTTTAAGCAACTTGCAAAAGAAGGCATAACTTCTTAGGAGGAAAGATGAAACCTGAATTTAAAGGTTCGAAAGCATTTTTGATGATACCAACAAGTATTGCACATGATTCAGAACTTTTGGAGAAATGTCCTAAAGCAATATTGTTATTGGGCGAGATAGTATCAATGCTAAACGTAACTGGAGAATTTTACATCAACAATGCCAATCTCGCCAAACGTTTACATTGTTCGACTAGGACAGTTGTTCGCTACTTGGAAATACTTGAAGAAAAAGAGCTAATTAGCCGGGAAAACATCAAAGATGCTTCTGGAAACATTGCTTATCGAAAAATTCATGCAGGTAAGCAGTTAGGTCAAGCATTTTCAAAAGGTTGGGGAGACGATACACCTGATGACATGGATGTCACCCCTCATGACACACATGACAGGAGCCTCATGACATCTGATGACATGACCCCCATGACACATGTGTCACCTAAAAAGAACAATAATAATAGAACAATTAATAAAACAATATATAGGTCAAATGACCAACCGTTAGAAGATCGTTTTGAAAAGATTTGGGCTGAATACCCTAGAAAACAAGGTAAGAAAGATGCTCTAAGACACTATAAAGCTTGGATTAAGGCTTCTTCAAAGCATACTGATGAGTATCTTATGGATAGACTGGAGAAATATAAGGCTTATCTCAAAGCCAATAATACTGAATTAAGGTATGTCCAAAAAGGGAGCACCTGGTTTAATGGCAGCTTTGATGACGACTGGGATATTAAGCCTAACCGTAACTACAGTAACTATAGCCAACCAGCTGAATTACCACCAGAAGCTTTTGATACTAGCCGGCTAAATGTTAATGAAGAGGATTTACCATTCTAGGAGGAGCGCTATGGCAGGAATAACCAAAGATACAGTGCTCGCAATTGGTAACAAAATCAGAAGAAGCGATAAAACGTGTTCTAAGCACCCTAAATGCCACCTAGTGTATCTGGACGGTGTGGCAAAAATAAAGCCATTCTGCCCTGCATGTGTCCAACAAGGCAACATTAAACAGCAAGAGCAGATGTTGAGTAATTTAAAAGAAAAAGAAACCAGAGGTTACCTAAAAGGACAATCATTGGTGGATAGGGATGAGGTATTTACTTACACCTTTGACAACTTTAAGACTAAGGACAACAGTCCTGAAGCTGTTTTGAAGGGAAAAGCACGGCTGATTGCAGGCTTGTATCTAAAAGAACCATACCAAAAAAGCAACAGTTTGCTGTACGGCAACGCAGGAGCAGGTAAGACACACTTGGCCATGGCAATGCTCAACGCTGTTAACGACAACGCTGATCCAATGGTTAGATGTTTATTCATCAGTGTTAACAAGCTGATTCGAGAGATGAAAAACTGGTTTAACGACAAAACAAGCTTATGGTCGCCAAAGCATGTAACAGATGTTGTCAGCAAAGCAAACCTTGTTGTACTTGATGACCTAGGCGCAGAAAGTGCCACCGGTACAGCCACTAGCTTTGTACAAGACACTATATTTGATATTTACGAAAGCAATCAACGCATTATCACGACAACTAATCTAAGTATGGATGAGCTATACAGCACATATCACTCAAGATTGGTTAGTCGTATGCAAGAAGGCTACGGTGGCAAAGTTATCGACTTTACCAAAGTGCAAGATAAGCGACCGTTTATTGGAGGAGCCAATGGCAGCAGTGACCGATTGGGATAGGATTAACGCTCAAAGCTTAAAAGGGCGGTTAAAAGAGCAGTATGAATACGACTGTGAACACGGGATAGGTGCATACAGGACGCAAGAAAAACAAGAGTGTGAAGAGTTACATGAATTTTTTAAAAAAATAGAAAAGGAGAATGATAACAATGCAAGATGTCCAGTTATTTACATTTGATGGCGAAGAAGTGATTGATAGTCGAGACGTGGCCAACATGATTGGCAAATCTCATGCACACCTGAGCAGAGACATAGACAGATATATTAGAGACATAGATGAGCCCAATCCAAAATTGGATTCGGCTCAAAAAGCTAGTAATAGCAATGCTTCGACAAACTTTTTTATCAAATCAACTTACACAGATAAAAATAACCAAATTAGACCCTGCTATTTGCTAACTAAGCAAGGATGTGAGTTCGTTGCAAACAAGCTGACAGGCAAAAAAGGGAATCAGTTTACCGCTGAATACGTGACATTGTTTAATCGCATGAAGCAACGAGAGAACAACCGCATTGAAAAAGTGTATAGAGAATGGAATATCCCAACGACCTTCGCAGGTGCTTTAAAACTTGCCACCGAGCAAGCAGAGCAACTGGAAAAGCAACAGCCTAAAGTTGACTACTTTGACTCACAAATGAGAAATCCTGGACTAATGACAACAACCGAAATTGCAAAAGACTATGGTTGGAGCGCTACTAAGCTAAATCAAGAGTTGCAAAAACGTGGCGTCATTTACCAACAAGGAAAAAGGAACCGCAAGGTATGGGTAGTATATCGCGACTATGATCATCAGGGTTATACACAATATGAGCCATTCACTTTTCAAAATGGCGGCAAGCAGGGAATGCATAACAACTTGAAATGGACACAAAAAGGTAAAAAGTTCATTTACGATTTGCTAGCTAAAGATGGCATTAGACCAACATTAGAGCAGTTGGATTTGATAGAGGACTAATTATGAAAAACCGAATTAAAGAATTAAGAAACAAAAAAGCAATGTCACAAAGTCAATTCGTTCAAACGTTCAATGAACTACTAGTTAGTGAAAAAATGAAACCTATAACAGTTCCAACACTTTCAAGATGGGAAAATTCACTGAATAGTCCGACCGATGATATGTGGAGACAATTGGCAGACTACTTTAACGTATCTGTTTCATACATTAAAGGTGAAATTGATGAGGAATATTTAGAAAGCTTAATCGAATTAGCAATATTATTCATTTTTCCAGAAATGATATTAACTTATGGAGAAATAGAACTTGATGATGATTGTAAGCCGTTTATAGTCATTGGAATTTTAAGCCAAATCTTAAAACAACTGGGCTATGAACCTAAAAGAGAATTTCAAGAAGTTTACATAAAGGCAGTTAATTTGGCGGGAGATCCAATAACAAAAAGTCATTTGAATGATTTCGAAGCTGTTGTTGATAAATTTATGCCTAAATTTCAAGGAATCACTGATAACCTGCTAAAAGCATATAACAGTTTATAAAAGATGGAGAAACAAAATGAACAGAGTTAAAGAATTACGAGAAGAGCAAGGTATTAGCAAGGAAGAAATAGATATGAAAAAAGAAATTAAATGCCATGCCTGCGATCGCTCACTAACAGATAAGGTAGTGGTGTACCGCAATCACGGCTATGAGGATTACTACTGCACGATTGACTGCTTAAAGAGCAGGGTATTCCAAGAAAGTGTGAATCAGTAATGACGAAAATTGTTTACAAATTTAATAGCAAAGGAACACTTAGCTATATAGGTCATGCGCCAGATGAGTATGAGTTACGTGATGGGGAACATTTTTACCCCAAGCCTGATGATGCTGAAGTTATTGAAGATAAAGAAACGTTAGAAATTCTAAAACAATTCAATAAATATCGGAGGAAAGGTTGATGAAAGTAAAAGACACCGATGGTGTCATTTATAAATTTTATGATTATCAAATCGGTAAACCTCATTCTGATGTAGTAATTAATGGAAAAAAGGCTTTTCGAATTGCTACTCCCAAGGGGGATATCACTGTTTACGCTGACTATTGGGCAAAATTGAGTAGAAGAAACCAAATAAAAGATTGGATATTTCGAATTCTATATTATCTTTTCTGCTTAGTACCTCAAGCGATACTAATCGTATGTGCTATATGTGTAGCTATTGCTATATATGTTTTTGTATTAATTTTTCCGGCTTTTGTGGTTTGGAAATACACCAAATGGCTACGCTGGTTAGTAATACCTTTCTTAGCAGCTATAAACGTTTTAGTCATAGTTTGGGGGATATGTGAGCTTTATGATGAGTGGGAAGACAAAGTTACGCCAAAAATAATTGATTTTAGAAATAAAAGGCTACGAAAAAGAAAGAAGGATTCAAAGCAATGACAACAATCAAAATGAATGACGGCCGTACCCAGTACGATGTTGTAGATGGTCATAGATTGTTTTGTTACAGATGCGAATATACAACCTATTCGTTAAATTCGTTGAAGAAAATGAGTGAGTGAAATGACAGGAATAATTAAATTTCGTGGAACCGGTAGCGATTGTGCTAGCCGAATATATGAAAAGCAGTTAACAGATTTGAAGGAATTAAGCATGAAAGTCGAAAACGGACGCTTTGCAACGTATAAAGCCAAGTTTGGCCGGAGAATCTATCGCATTAACAAGGATGTGTTTTTTGAAATATTAGATAGGTTACCCGAGACTAATTTAGTAATCATTAATCCTAATTAATTAATCCTAATTAAAGGAGGATAAAAGATATGACCATGAAAGAAAATCTTGAAGAGTGGCAGACAGAGACGCTGGACGAGGCAAAGCTTAAGGCAATGGATTTGGAAGACGAAGCTCTAAAACAGACCACGTACCAAGACGCATTAGATTTTTTGAATAAAAGTAAGCCCAAAAGGCATGACTGCGACTACGGCAATTGGTCGGTAGCAAAAAAATTATATGAAATAACTGATTTGATTTTGGATGAAGTTAAAGAGGAAATTGTAAAACAAGCTTTTTCGAGGAAGATTGAACATGATTAATAGAGTGGTATTAACGGGACGCTTAACGCGCGTTCCTGAATTAAAAACAACGCAGAATGGGCTATCAGTGGCATCGTTTACGCTTGCCGTTAATCGTCAGTTCACAGACGTGCATGGCAAAAGAGCAGCTGACTTTATAAGCTGTGTCATTTGGAGAAAATCAGCTGAAAACTTTTGCAAATTTACAACTAAAGGCTCACTTGTTGGTATTGACGGCCGGATTCAAACCAGAAGCTATGATAACAAAGAAGGTCAAAGAGTATATATAACAGAAGTCGTTGTAGACAGTTTTTCATTGCTTGAGCCTAAAAGCGAAAGTCAAGTTAGCAATGCGGGTAACGACAATAATAGCTATAGCAGTAATAACAATGCTGATGCAGCCCCAGACCCGTTTGGTGGCAATGGTAATTCGATAGAAGTGAGTGATGACGACTTGCCGTTTTAGAAAGGGGGCACAGAAGTGATGCATGTAAAAGATGATTTAAAGAAAAAAATAAATGATAAAGTCGGCAGCTGCATATTCTGGTTTATTGCAATGTTAATAGCAGCCGTTGCAACTTTTATTTGGAGGACGAAAGTAGCATTTTTCATTTTAGCAGTAACAATAATTTTCTTTATTTTGTTACTAATGGAATTATGTCTTGTCTGTTTTAAGGCGAAAAAAATGTTAAGCGATGAAAAACGAAGCAGCCAAGAAAAAGCAAATAAAAATTTTGCTAGACAGGAACCAGAAAAAAATTTATATGAGGTATTGCGTGACTTTAGAAATGATCATAATGAGCGCTTATATGACATGGCTGAAAGGCTTGGTATTAAGTCTTGGGAATTATCAAAAATAGAAAACGGGCATGAAAAAAACCGTAAAAAAGTTAAAGAAGTATTGACCAAAATTGAGAACGCTTATGACCTGAACGGCATAGAAATGGCTACATTGATATTCGGCTATTTAACTACATATGGAGAAGACGAGGAGGTGGAGTAAAAAGATGACTAAAGATTTTGTTGATAAAGATCTCGACAAAATAGCTGATGAATCAACAGGCTATTACTATGAGATTAAAAAGACGCTACTGCAAAGTAAAAGAACCGACCCTTTTGAAAGTTCTATTTTTGGCTGGAAAAACGGAGCACCTAATCCTAAACCACCAAGTGGAGGAATTGAGCTGGTATTGCCAAATCCGGCTGACGAGGAAGAGGTTAAGCAAAGATTGTCACCATTGGACGATGAGTGGTTGCCTATTAGTCAAGAATATAAGGACTATTACTCAAAGAATATCCATTTCACAAAAACAGTCTTGCTCGAAGCAGTGGTAGTTGCACTTATCTTTGGATTGAATGACGAAGAGGATTAGCAAAATGAATTATGAATTAGATTACTTAAAAGACAAATTTGAAAAATCAGCTGGTAATTGTAAGTTGTGGACTGTTTTAGCCTTAATAACTGCAATTGCAGTATGGCTTTGGCAGACCAAGATAGCCATATTTATCTTTGCAATTTCAATGATTTTACTTGTTCTAAATCTATTAACTGCGTGGGTAGCTTATAGAAAATTCAAAAAGGCAAGTGATAAAAGCAAGGGGCAGAATCGATGGAAGCCTATCAAGTAACTTTTACTGCTGAAGGATTATCTTGTATTAAAGCTCAAGATCTTGTTTTCGCCAATACAGTTATAGAAGCAAAGGCAAAGTTTTTGGACTGGAAAAGCATTTTTGCCGGCGAAATTGAATGCTCTGATAAAAACAAGATAAAGATTGTTAGAAGACCTGAATTAGATGGCTGTGAGATATTGCCTAAAGTAGCAATCGCTGAAAAATTAGTTACAGAATGCGGTTGGAACTGGACATTCTTCAATGGCGGCGGGGATGACGTTACTCCAGAAACTTTTGATAAAAACGAGTTTGAAAAAGCTTGGGCTAGGGATGAGGAGTAATTCAATGAAAGCATTTGAAGTTAACTACTCCTGCGCTCCAGTTTTTAATGACACAGCAGTAGACGTTGCTTTTGCAAAAGACGAGGAAGAAGCTAATGCTAAGTTTACTAATGGTAAAAGCTTGTTTTCAGATTATAATGCCGGCCTGAGAAACGTAATATTTAAACGCATACCATTTTTAGACGATTGTGAAAAGTTAACATTGATGAAAAAAGTAGAAAAACTAATTACAGAGGGAAGTTGGTGTTGGACATTTGGCGGAGATGCACTAGCATTTTATAGCCCCTTAACTGACAAGCAGCTAAAAAAGTTTGAAAAGATGTGGATTGAAGAGTATGGAAGTGAGCTAGTGTGTGAGTAGTTTAACGATTATTATCCCAGGGGAGCCTGCAAGTAAGGCACGGCCACGGTTCTCTAGGACAGCCCAAGCAGTAAGGACATACACGCCTACCAAGACACTGAAGTATGAAGAGTTAGTGCGATATCACGCATTGGCCGAACGTCAGAAAATTGGCATTAAGCCAATAGCAAAACAGATGCGACTGCAGATTAAGGCATATTTCAGCATCCCAAAATCGTATTCTAAAAAGCGTAAAGAAATGTGTCTAGCAGGGGATGAACGTCCAGCCAAAAAGCCCGATAGTGACAACATTGCAAAGATTGTGCTTGACGGACTAAATCCTAAGATGAAAGTGGACCATAGATTGCACAAGGCTGTATGCGTCCACGAGGGGCTTTATCAGGACGACAGACAGGTAATAGACCTCAAGGTAGAAAAATGGTACGCAGATGAGCCTAGGGTAGAGATTACGGCCACTTGGGACGATAAGTAGAAAGGAGAAGATAGCATGAGTGAAACAAACATACCGTATGATTTGATTAATCAGTTAGAGACGGATTTCGGTTCGCTTTCAAATGTGCCAGAAAATAATCCAATTTTGATTAATATCCGCAAGATATTAAGTTATGAAGGCCATATTGTTAGCAAAAAAGTCTATCTAAAGTGTGAGATTAATAAACTACTGGATGAAGGATATTTGCCAACAGAAATTGCAGACAAGTTGATGATCACCATTGGCACTGTCAGGAAATCTATGCGCATGTTTAATATGCAGACTAGACCGAGATTCAGATACAAGGTTGTTAAGCGAAGCACTGGTGAAAGCATATATGGCAATGTTTGTCAGGACTTCAGTAAGTTAATTAATGCTAATTGTTCCTCGTTTAAATTGGCAAAAAATTATCTGTTTCTTGAAGGATATAAACTAACGCGGTGCGATCCGCGGATTCTATGGGGAGAATTAAAAAAAGGACAAAAATATTATCAAAATGGACAGTTGTTGGTAAAGAAATAAAAGGTGAAAGTAATGATTGGAGTTGTGGAATTAACATTGTTTAAGAAAGCAAAAATAAATAAGAGTAAGACAGCTAATGCAGTTAAGAGCTTTTTTGCGGATGATTTCAATCATTACCTGAACCTAGCGAATAAGCACCTTAGCGATATATCTAGTCCGACACTTGACCCTAACAATGTTGGTGGTCATGACGATCGCAATCATGCGGATGAGAAGATAATAGTTAATCTTGATGCGCAAAACTGTGTCAAGGCTGTTGACCACACTATTAGCAGCTGCAGTTATCCATCTGGCACGATCTTGTATCTGTATTTCGTAAGAAAAATCCCGGATAACAAAATAGCCGAGAGATTAGGATATCAGTCAGCTCGATATTATGACTTGAAAAATGCTGCCTTGGTCGAATTCGCCGAAAGGTTAGAGTATTGGCGGCAAATTGATCGTGCATCTATCGAAGATTTGAGGGTTTTTGATGAAGTTAAGGTAATTTGAAAATCATAGTTTCACCATAGAATCATCAGAGAATGACCATAGGTTAATCAGAGACATATCAGGTTATTATGGTATTGTCGAGAATTAAGGGTAGTTCTTGATAGCTATTAATCGTCCGCGATGACGTTAAACTACTACAAACTTTTTTTGAATATTTTGTTCATGAAAAATTCCTCCTTAATTTGACCTAGGAGCTACGGCAATGGTTGTAATCAGGTTCGATTCCTGATGCCGTAATAGCATGCCGCGACTTCAGTGGTGAAGCAAAGAGCGCCGATACTGGATAGCGTGTCAGACGTGTATTTCAATATGGTAGTCATTTTAAAATCAAAGTACATCAACAGGACGAGACCTATTGATAGCGGGTTCGAATCCCGCCACGTCTTTATTGATCAAGGAGGTAATAACTAATGGAAAATTACAGTGATGAATTAGTCAAAAATATGATAGAATTAATTAAAGAGCATGACAAAAAGATCCTTATTGAGAGTATTTCTAAAAAGCAGAAGAAGGAAAAAGAGCAATCAGGTGACATGAAGACCGTTAGTGACGTGTCAAAAAAGGTTGTTGATTTTTCAAGCACAGCAATAGATTTTTGTAAGAAAGCTTTAGAAGCACAGATGGAAAATCCAGAAAGTATAGATCCTGCTAGATTGTCAGCAATAACAAACCTGTATAAAGTTATTTACAGTGCATGGTTTAAATAAAAATAGACGTCCGAAACGACGTTAAACTAAAAACTGTATAAATAATTTAGCTAGTCTCCTATCCATTCAGTTAATAAACTGGTGTGAGGATTACGGCAATATTTGTAACTGGGTCCCGATACCAGTGCCGTAATAGACCGGCTTAAATAAAAACGCTGTTTTTAAACGTTTGTCACAAAGTAATTAAGTGATAAATGCCCAAAATGGCGTTTTTTGTGTTTTAGGGTGAACTTTTGGTGCTGTAAATGACCAAAATAGCACTTTTTGCAATTTAGTTTGAAAAATTTTGCCAATAATGATTTATAAGCACTAATTAGGTGCTTTTTTTGTGCACTAATAGGGGGTGGTGAAATGATGTGACTGATGCAGAGAAACGAATAGCTGCAAAACATGACTATGTGCTAGGGATGAAGTATAAGGACATTGCAGACAAGTATGGTGTGTCACTTAACACAGTCAGGTCATGGAAAACCAGATATGGATGGCAGCGCAATGGTGTGAAAAAAGATGCGCACATCAAATCGAAAAATGTGCGCGCAAAAACACCAACGAGTGCAGCTATTGAGCAGCTAAATGACAGTGACTTATCGGACAAGCAAAAAGAGTTTGTCCTTGAATACTTGCGACTTTACAACGCAACTCAGGCTTACCTCAATGTGTTTGGTGGAGGGTACAAAGTTGCAAACGTGTGTGGCTCGCAACTATTAGCAAAACCTAGTATTCAGGAACAAATAAGAAATATTCGTGAGGCTAAGCTAAAAGAACTAGCAATCGAGCCACTAGATTTGATTGAAGATGTTGTAAAAGAAGCTAAGGCAGACATTGGCAACTACCTTGAATTTGGCAGTTGGTCGGAGAACCTAACAAAAAAGCAATACGGTGAAGAAAAACCAAAACCGGTTGTTGATACTGACGGCAATCAGGTTGTTATTCATCACAGCTATCTGTACTTCAAAGATAAGGATAGCGTGGACACTTCATTAATCAAAAAGATAAGCGAAGGCAAAGATGGTGCAACTATTGAGCTGTACGACAAGACGAAAGCTCGTGACAAACTACTTGAATGGCTCAAGGAGCAAAACAATGATGGTGACACTTCAGTAAACATCAATTTTGATATTCCAAAGGAGGACAAAGATGCAAGTAAGTCTTAAACAGAACGTATCTCCTGCTTTTTATGACCTGTTTTGGGATATCCATAACAAAAAGCATGCTAATTATTGGCTCAAAGGAGGACGAGGTTCAACTAAGTCCTCTTTTATTTCGCTCATAATCGTTTTAGGTGTGATGCAAGACAAGAATGCTAATGCGATTGTTTTACGTAAAGTAGCTAATACCTTGCGTGATTCGGTATTTGAGCAATACTTGTGGGCAATAGACTTATTGCATGTTGATGAATACTGGCAGTCGTCAGTTAGCCCTATGCAGTTAACATTCAAGCCTACTGGTCAGCAAATCAGGTTCAAAGGTGCAGACGACCCACGCAAGATTAAGTCGCAAACCTTTCGTCAAGGATACACGAAATTTAAGCATTTTGAAGAGGTTACTGAATTCAAAGGTATGGAAGAGATTCGTTCAATCAATCAGTCTCTTGGTCGTGGTGGTTCAGGTATCATAACGTTTTACTCTTACAATCCACCAGCTAGGCAATCTAACTGGGTAAATCAGGCAGTAGACAGTGAGCAGATGCGTGATGATACGTTGGTTAACTTATCTGATTACCGCTCGGTACCTAAAGCATGGCTGGGTATTGAGTTTATAGCAGATGCAGAGCAGCTAAAAAAGGATAATGAGAAAGCCTATCGACATGAATATCTGGGAGAAGTAACCGGTACTGGTGCAGAAGTGTTCAACAATATTACGACACGTGCCATTACTGATGATGAGGTTGCTACCTTTGACAAGGTATATCATGGCCTTGACTTCGGTTTTGCGCACGACCCTACAGCTTACGTCAAGATATATTGGGATGCGGCTAGACGTCGCATTTTTATTTTCGATGAATTCGAACGTGTTGGTTTAAAGAACCGTGATGCCGTTGAGATGATTAAACAACGCAATCCGTTGAACGAACCAGTAATTGCTGATTCAGCATCCCCTGGGACGATAGCAGAATATCATGACTTAGGTTTAAACATTTATGGTGCAAGAAAAGGACCAGGTTCTCGTGACCATGGCTATAAGTGGCTTGAGGATTTACGAGAGATAGTCATTGATCCAGTCAGATGTCCGGATGCATGGCGTGAGTTTACGGGTTATGAGTTTGAGTTGGACTTGAACGGTAACTATAAATCAGGTTATCCAGACGGCAATGACCATACAATGGATGCTACACGTTATGCGTTAGAGAGATTAATACAGAGAGGAGGTTTCGAATCGTGGAAGTAGATTCAATGAAAAAGCTCTTAGAGCAAACACAAGATAGGCGCAATAGTTTTAATGAAAAGTATAGAAAATCGAAACATTATTACTTAAATGAGAACGATATTACTATTAAAAATCATGGTGAATCTAGAACAAAAGAGGATGATGCGGGTAAAAAAGAGAATAACCCTTTAAGACCAGCTGACAATAGAGTTAGTTCTAACTTTCATCAGTTATTAGTTGACCAAGAAGCAGGCTATTTAGCTACAAAGCCACCCACAATTGACGTTGATGACGATAAACTTAATCAGGAAATCAAAAACACGTTAGGTGACAACTTTGGCTTAAGGCTTAATGAGCTTGTTGTAGATGCAGCTAATGCTGGTGTGGCATGGCTACACTACTGGATTGATGAAAATGGGCAGTTTAGATATGCCATTGTACCTCCTGACCAAGTGACACCGATTTACTCAAGTGATTTAAATCGTAAGCTCGTGGCACTGAGACGCTCATATAAAGAATTAGACCCTAACACAGCAAAGAAATACTGGGTACATGAATTTTGGGACGAAAAGACAGTTACAGTATTTAAATCTAGAGATGAGCAATTCGATGATTTAGGGACTATAGATGATAGATTTACTAGTTACGATGTGACAACTGGTATTGAAACAGGTAGTTCAAGCGTTAATCATCACGGATTAGGACGGATCCCATTTATTGCCTTTCCAAAAAATAAGGAACAACAACCTGATTTATATCACTACAAGGGGCTAATTGATGTCTACGATAAGATCTATAACGGCTATGTTAATGATCTAGACGATATTCAACAGATATTCTTAATCTTGAAAAACTATGATGGACAAAGTTTAGATGAATTTAGAAAAAATTTACAAAGAGACAAAGTTATCAAGATAAGAAGTATGGGTGCTGGCGATGACTCAGGCGTTGATCAGCTTGCAATTGATATTCCAACTGAGGCTCGTAATTCAATGCTTGAAACAACAAAGACAAACATCTTTGTTACTGCTCAGGGTATTGATCCAACAGACTTTAAGGCTAACAATGCTACAGGTACAGCGATTAAGATGTTGTATTCTCACCTTGAGTTAAAAGCAGCTAAAACAGAAGCATATTTTAGGGACGCACTTACAGAGCTAGTCCGTGCAATCATGAATTGGCTACATGTGCCTGACGCTGATAGCAGACCAATCGAACAAACTTGGACTAGAACTGCAATACAGAATGACGTTGAAAAAGCTCAAGTGGTTGCTCAGTTGGCAAATTGGACAAGCAAAGAGGCGATTGCTAAGGCAAATCCAATTGTTGAAGATTGGCAACAAGAACTCAAGGACGAACAGGAAGACCTTAAGAATCGTAATGATGAGTATGGTAACCCTGATAATCTAAACGGCGGCGGTGACAATAATGACGACCAAGAGAGAAGTTAATTATTGGAAACGCCGTTTTTTGTATGAAAAAGAACAGCAACTGCAGAATACAGCTGAATATGAAACAGCAATGCGTGCACGTTTAAAAGAAGTTGAGCAGGTATTAGAGCAAGAAGTCGACTACTGGCTTAAACGTTATGCAGCTAATCAGGAAATTACAGTTAAAGATGCTCGTAAGATACTGTCAACCATCGGCACACGTGACTGGCACATGACGCTTAAAGAGTTCAAATCCAAGGCTAAAGCTGGCGGATTTGATAAAGAACTAGATGCTGAGTATTTTCGCAGTCAATTATCAAGACTAGAGAACATAGACGGACAATTAACTAGCTTGCTGGCTCAATATGCAACATCTGAGAGCGATAAATTAGAAAGTAGTCTAATTAACCAGTATCAGCAAACGTACATGCACAGCATCTATTTAACGCAATTAGAGCAAGCTAAATTATCTAGTAACTTTGCAAATGTTAACGAGTATCAAGTAAAGCAAATAGTGCACAAGCCATGGCGTGGCAGCGATTTTTCAAAGCGTATTTGGAAAAACTACACTGAAGTTTTACCGAATGAACTAGGTGATGCATTGCTTCGTGGCTCTGTTCTAGGTCATTCCCATGAACAAATATTCAAAATGATGCGCCAACGCGTGAAAGATGTCGAAGACTATCAATTACACCGACTGATTATTACCGAGATGGGACACGTTGCTGAAACTGCAACAGCTGATGCTTATAAAGAAGAAGGAGTTGAGCAATACCAATATTTAGCCACTTTAGAAGCACACACGTGTGAAGAATGTGCACATTTAGATGAGAAAATTTTTGATTTAAAAGACAAAGTTGAAGGATTGAACTATCCGTTAATACATCCATATTGCAGATGTACCACGATGCCGTACATTAAGGGATTGCCTGACAGCTCTGAACGCTGGGTTCGTGATCCTGAAACTGGTAAGGGCTATTATGTTGACAACATGACTTTCAACCAGTGGAAGAAGGCAATTGAATATCAAAGGCAAAATGAGTCGTTACCAAATTCTGCCGCTAGATGTATTTCAAAAAAAGGCAATTATAACTGGAACGAACTCAATGCAGAGCAGTATAATAAACATATAAAGGGAACGCCTGAATTTGATAACTATGCTAAAGGTCGTAAACGTCCAGTAAGCGAATTAATTATCTCACCCGCTGAAACTCAAGCATTGATTGGGAAATATGGCAAGAAACGTCAGAATACGGATAAACAAAAGGTTTTGTTCAAACATAATTCTTATATAGGATTATGGGCGGACATAAATGGCAATTATTATCCAACTAAACAAGGACGTATCGGCTACAGTAAGAGAGGCTGTCATGTCACGCCTCAGAAGCCAGATTATTTAAAATAAGGAGGGCATATCATGAACCCACGAAAAATGACGATTAAAGAAATTGATCAGCATTTCTATGGCAGGAACGTGAAGTTCACTTTAAAGAATGGTAAGCATAAAACGATATTTGTTGAGGACATTTTGAATGAAGATGATGATGAGCCTGAGCTTACTTTCATTGGCGGGACTTTAGAAGACGAGATAGGCATTTCTGATATTGTTAGTGCAGTACCAGTATAGGCAGAGCAAGCAGAAAGCATATAGAATTTTTAAGGAAGTCAGAGATTGGCTTCCACTAATCAAATAAATAAAAAGCAGCATAACAGCTGCTTTTTATTTTGCCCTGAGCATGGCGTAAAAAGGCTTATTTTTTATACCTTGATTTGTGTTCGCCACACGTAAAAGAAGCGAGAGAGGACAAATTATGAAACGCGAAGAACTAAAAAAATTAAATTTAACAGATGAACAAATTGATAAGGTCATGAGCTTACATGGCGCTGATGTTGAAAGCATGAAGTCTAAATCTGAAGAACTGAGCAAGACCAATGAGTCGTTGCAGTCGCAAATTGCTGAACGAGATAAAGATTTGAAGTCACTCAAAAAGCAAGCAGGAGACAACGAAGAACTCAATAACCAATTTAAAGATTTGCAATCCAAGTATAAGCAGGACACAGAAAACCTATCAAAAGAATTGCAGCAAACTAAACTCAATAGCGCGGTAGACAGTGAATTAGGTAAAGCCAAGGTTCGTAATACTAAGGCAGCTAAAGCTCTGCTCAACATGGACGAAGTAAAACTCAACGACAAAGGAGAAGTAGAAGGCTTAGACAATCAAATTAGTTCATTGCAGAAAACAGATGGCTACTTATTTGACCAGGGTAACAAAGAACCATATCAGCCACAAGGTGGTGGCGGTAATACTGATCCTGATCCAATAGCGGCCATGACTAATATTTTTAAAGGAGAATAAAAGTAAATGGAAGCAATAGTTAATTATGCAGACAAGTATCAAAAAGCAGTTCAAAAAGGATTTTATGATGGTCACTTATTTACCAGTGATCTATGGTTATCTCCATCTAATAAATTGATTGATTTTGATGGGGCAAAACACATTAAAGTCCCAAGACTGACAATACTAGAAGGTCGAAAAGACAGACAAAGACGTAAAATTACGGATATTAAAGCTAATTACAGCAATGATTGGGACAGTTATGAGCTCACTAATGAGCGTTATTGGGAAACCTTAGTTGACCCTCACGATGTAAATGAAACTAACTACGCAGTTACAATTGCTAATATTACTCGTCAATTTAATTTGGACGAAAAAATGCCTGAAATGGATAAGTATATGTTCAGTAAACTATTTTTAGAGAAACAGACTAAAGATGGTGGCAAAGGTATTACTACTGATACGTTGGATGAAAAGAATATTTTGACTGCTTTTGACAATATGATGACTGACTTTGATGAGGCGCGAATCCCTAGTCAAGGCAGATTTCTTTATGTAACAACTAAAGTTAATGCGATGTTGAAGAGAGCAGAAACCATCAATAGAAGTTTAGTGCTAAAAGATCCTAATAACATTGATCGTTCTGTTCATAGCTTAGATGATGTATCAATTATTGTTGTACCAACTGATTTAATGCAAACAGCGTACGACTTTACGGTTGGTGCCAAAACCATCGATGATTCTAAGCAAATTGATATGATGCTGATTAGTAATGGGGTTCAAATTGCACCAGAAAAATATAATTTTGTTGGGTTTGATGACCCAATGGCAATTAACAGTGGTAACTGCCTCTACTACGAAAGTTCATATAATGATGTTTTATTGCTTAACACTAAGACAGCCGGTATTCAGTTTGTAATTTCAGATAAAACAGCTCCGCAAGCACCATCAACTAAGACAGCAGCTAAAAGCGGGAAGTAAAAATGAACGATGAAAGAAAAAAGGAGATTAAAGATAAGGTCACCCAATTACTGGGTGATAAAGCAAACACCAATCTGATTGATTTCAGTGTGGATAGAGTTATCCAATCCGTAGCAAACTTTACCAACATTCCCGTTGATGAACTGCCACCAGAAATAGATAGCACCATTACAGCAATGTGTTTACAGTTAATTCAAACACACGAATGGACTAATTCTAGCAGTGATGTAGTCAATTCAATCAGTGAAGGAGACGTATCGGTTAACTTCGGATCACCTGCTGAAATATATGCTCAGATACAAAAGCTTAACCCTATTACGGATGACTTCATCAGTGATTTAATCCATTTTAGGAGACTACCACAATGATTAACGCATTTAACAAGTTAAAAGATATAGTCCCGATTTTATGGACTGATAAGGTCACTATTCAAGGGACAAAGAAAGTGGTTAATGAGCACCATATAACCACCAGTGAACCAGTGACGGTTGTTACAGATGAACCGGCTAAGGTGATATTGAAAGGACTAAAAAACAGTGAGCAGTCTTTTTTTGGTACAGACGAGTATGATGCAACGCTATTGCTCAGAACAGGAATAGATGTACCAGCAGGTGCCACAATAACAGTGACAGATGTTAATGGCCAAACTACCAAGTATAAACGGAGTAGTAAGGGCTATTCTGGCTATGTAAGCCATCAAGAAATAGCTATGACAAGGGATGAAAAAGCATGAGCGCATTTGGAGATTTCGACAACAGTCAATTTGAAGAGTTTGCTAAGCATGTCAATGCGGAGATATCGGGTGGTCAGCTTAAAAATGAGGTCAAAAACAGTGTGAGAAATGTCGGTGAAACGTATAAGCGTAATGCTGAAAGCAGGACACCGGTTCAATCTGGTGACTTAAGAAGAAGCTGGCAACTCAAAGGACCATTTTTTGCAGGCTCTGATATTACGGTTGAATTGAGAAACAGCAAAAACTATGCTTCATTCGTTGAAAATGGACATAGGCAGACACCTGGTAGATATGTACCGGCAATTGGTAAAAAGCTAAAAGCTAGTTGGGTTCCTGGTCAACATTTCTTGCAAAAGGCAACAGAAGAAACCAGAGGACAGGTTCCGCAATTGCTTACTCCTGTGATGAATGACATTTTACGGAGGTTAATGGATTGATAATTATTGAACGTATTGCTGACGAGATAGCACGGCTATTCCCTGATGCAACAATTTATACTGAAAATCAATCAGACGGTTTTGAAGAGCCGTCTTTTTTTATAGAAAAAATTGATACGTCGTCAGCGGCAGAACAGTTTGACAGGCAGTTACGCAAGTATGCATATCAGGTGGTTTATTTTCCTAATCCAGAAAATCCAAAAATGGATATGGAACGAATGGAAGACTACCTGCTGAGTGGACTTTTGGAGTTAAGGAACTATGCACCACTTCGAAACAAGAAACTAATTCAGCAGAAAGACAATACCTTGGTTTATCAATTCGAAGTTTGGGGTAGATTTTACCCAGATAAAAAAGATGAAATTAAATTACAGAATCAAGAAGTGAAAGGACAAATTAAATAAATGAGTTGGAAAACACAGAATAAGCGCCGTCCTGGTGCCTATATTAACGTTGTTGGTAAAGGCAATAACAATAATGGCGCAGATATTGGGCGGACATTGCTACCAGTTAGCACACAACTTAACTGGGGAGCAAAAGGGATTATCAAGCTAAACAGTGACTCAAATTTCAAGGCGTTGCTTGGACATGATATTGACGAACCAGAACTACAAACGTTGCATGAGGTACTCAAGGGTGCAAATACAGTCCTATTGTTAAATAACAATGATGGTACTGCTGCTAAGGCAACGGATGCCACATTACCATGGACAATGACTGCTAAGTATCCTGGTACACTAGGTAATAACTTGCATGTAATTGTTGAAAAGAATGATAACAAGGTGACTGTATCAACACTTTTTGGCACAAAGGTGGTTGACCAACAAGTAATTAACGTTGATAAGCCGAATACGCTATTTGACAACGATTATGTCAGTTTTAAGTTGACTAGTGAAATGACACCTCAGCCACCATCATCAGGCAGTGATGGCAATGACAGTAATGGTAGTGATGGCGGTAAAACTACTAGAGCAAGCAAAGCACCAGTAGTAATGGCATCTAAGCTGGATCAGTTATCAAGTGACGTGACTGTTGATTTGACAGGTGGGACAACATCCCCAGTTAAGATTAGTGACCTGCTTAATGATGCGCTTGAAACAGAAGACTATGACGTAGCTACTACGGCAGGTTTTCCAGTTGATAGTCCGCTACACAAGCAATTAGTTGATGAGATTAAACATCTTCGTGAGGACAACGATATTAAGGTTCGTGGTGTTATCCCTTATACAGGTGACAAAGTTAACTATGAGGGTATTTCTACCGTGGCGAATGGTGTTGTTTTAGGGGACGGCACAGAATTAGATGCCACAGTTGCTGCAGGGTTCTTTGCAGGAGCATCAAGCTCAGCCGATGCAGCTAAATCATTGACTTATGTTGAATATCCAGATGCTATCAGTGCATATCCTAAATTCAGCAATGACCGGACAATTGAAGCTTTGGAAAATGGTGAAATTGTCTTTACGACCAAACGCAACGAAACGGTTGTAATTGAACAGGATATTAATTCTTTGAACAAAGTAACTGCAGAAAAGCCAGTCTTCTTCAGCAAAAACCGTGTAGTTAGAACAATGGACACAGTTGTTACATATGCTAAACGAACTTTTGAAGATATGTTTATTGGAAAAATCACTAATAATGCAGCTGGACGTGATTTGTTCAAGGCCAACATAGTCAGTTATTTGCAGGGGTTGTCGGATGCCGATGTAATCAGTGACTTTAAAGAAGAAGACATCACAGTAGAAGCTGGAACTGACCGTGACTCAATTTTGGTTAACTTAGCAGTAAAGCCTTTAGATTCAATGGAGAAGCTTTACATGACAATGGTCGTTCAATAATTAGGAGGTAAAAATAAATGGCAGATGAAACAGTAAGTTCAGCTAGTTTTTTAAATGGGCGTGACACCATTTCAACAAAAGACGCGAAGGTATATGCCACTATTAATGGGCAGATTATTCCGCTAATTGAATGTAATGAATTCAGCGCTAAGTTGGAGAAAAATAAAGAAAAAGTATCAACACTTGGCAGTCATTGGGTTCACAAGAAAGTCACGTCTGTTGAAGGTACGGGGTCATTAGGCGGCTACCTTATCAATTCAAACTGGACAAAATATGCTTTGCCGTATGTTCAGGGTGGCAAGGACTTGTATTTTGAAATCACTTTTACAATTAATGATTCGACTAGCCGAGCAGGCGAGCAAACAATCCAATTAGGTGAGGTCAACTTAAACGACATTCCTTTTGCAGATTTCAAAGCAGATGATGGCGTTATGCAATGGAAGACGGATTTCACGTTTGAGCAAGTAAACCTAGTTACACCATTTAGCGGATTAAATTAATAGGAGAAAACAAATGACTAAAGAATATAACGTTAATGACTTTTTGGCTGAAAATGTTAAACAAGAAAGAATCACTAAAGAAATAAAAATTTCTGGTTATAAGAAACCTTTTGTTATCCAAAGTGTGACGTCCGAAGAGTTTGATGAAATGCAAAAGCAAGCCACCCGAGAATTGATTAATCCAAAAACTTATCAAGAAGTCTCCAAGACGGATAATAGTAAGTTCGGTGACTTGTTAATTGAAAAAGCAGTAGTAGTTCCTAACCTACACGATGAAAAGTTACAAAAGAGTTGGGGATGTTTAGCTGAGCCAGCTAAATTATTAAGAAAAATGATTCCTAAAGCTGGAGAATATGGTGATCTCATGGAGGAAATTCAAAAAATATCTGGATTTGATGCGGATAAATTAAGTAACTTTGTCGAACAGGCAAAAAATTAATAGAGTCCAATAGGGACTTTAATTATTGCTATTACGTTATTAATGAGTATCACTGGACACCTAGTCAATACGCTCAACTGTCTTTGAAAGAAAAGGCAATAGTACAGGCTTCGATTGATATACGGGTTAAAGCTGAAGAAAAGGCACAGAAAGAGGCAGAACGTGAAGCTAAGAGAAACAGATAGAAAGGAGGAAAAACATGGCAACAATTAGTGGAACGCTCCGTATCAATGACGCGTTCAGCAATACGTTAAACCGTTTCAACGCAGGTATACAACGTAGTGTTGCTGCGACTAATAGACTTAAGTCCACACTAAATAGTGGCAATAACAGTATGAATGCTCTAGGTAACAGTGCCAATAAGGCTAATGTGGGCTTGCGTCAGATAATAGCAGGTTCTGCATTTGGAAGCATGATTAGCAATGCAGCTAGTGCTGCGTCTAATGGGATGAGAGCATTTGTGGGCGAATTGAATGAATCAACTATTGCTTGGTCTACTTTTGAAGGAAACATGCGCCAAATCGGGAAAAGTCCTACAGAAATCAATACAGCTAAAAATGCTTTGCAAAAATTTGCGCAAGACACTATTTATTCATCGGCAGATATGGCATCAACTTATAGCCAACTAGCTGCAGTAGGTACCAAAAATACTACACAGTTGGTTAAAGGATTTGGTGGCTTAGCTGCTGCTGCAAATGACCCTAAGCAAGCAATGAAAACCTTGTCGGAGCAGGCTACGCAGATGGCTGCTAAGCCCATGGTGCAATGGCAAGATTTCAAACTGATGCTTGAGCAGACCCCAGCAGGTATGGCCGCTGTTGCCAAAACCATGGGAATGGACACTAGGCAACTTTTGCAAGCTGTTCAAAATAAAAATGTTAAAACTGAAGACTTCTTAGCAGCGATTGCTAAAACTGGTACTAATGCCAATTTCAGTAAAATGGCTACAAAGTATAAAACAGTCGGTCAGGCTCTTGACGGTTTGAAAGAAACATTAGCCAATAAAGTTCAACCACAATTCAAGAAACTAAGTGATATTGCTATACAGTCAATTAGTAATATTACTGATAAATTAGGTGGTATCGACTTTGCATCTGTAGTAGATAAATTGATTAATGGCATTAATAGAGCAAAAAAAGCTACTAGTAGTTTTTCTAAAGGATTTTCAAGTCAGTTTGGCCAAAATCAATTTAAAAATATAATTGGACAAATTGGAAGTAGTCTTAGAACGTTATCGAGCGGTCTATCTAACAATCAAGGGATTAATAGCGTAATGTCTAATCTTGGACAGGGTATAGGCAAATTTGTTTTTGACATGGCAAAAGGTATCGCTAATATAGCTCAAGCAATATCACAAATTAATCCAAGTACGCTTAAAGCGCTAGGGGCAGCATTTGTTGCTTTGAAATTTGGAACAAATGGACTAAAACTAGCTGCTATTGCAGCAGGGTTAAAAGTCATTAGTTCACTCGACCCTGGTCAAATTCAACACCTAGCTACTGCTATAACTACTTTAGCAAGTGCTTTTGTGGCATTTAAAGGGGTCAGTGCAATAGGTGGATTTTTAACAAATGCTATATCTAGCATCACGAGTGTTTTAAGTTACATACCAGCTATTATTGGAACACTTACAGGACCAATTGGTTGGGTACTAATGGGTATTGGTGTTCTAATAATCGGAGCTATCAATGCTTGGCAAAACAATATACTTGGCTTTAGAGATAGAATGCAAAATTTGTTCAGTAATTTTGGCAATATCACTGCACCACTAAAAAGTGCTTTTAGCGGACTAGGAGAAGCACTAGCACCTGCGAGTGGCGCATTATCTGTCTTCGGTAAAGTATTAGGCGGAATTAGTGTTACGGCTATATATGGCATTGCTATTGCCTTAGGATTATTAGCTGACAAAATGACAAGATTAGTTAGAGTGTTATCTATTGGAGCTAATTCAATTAGAGGTGTTGTTGATGGATTTGGTACTGTTGGATCTGCTGCTAAAGATTTATTTACTGGCAATTGGAGTTTTAGCGGAGCTAAAGGGGCAGCTAGAAACCAAATAAAAGACTTTGAGAACATAGGGGATGCATTTAGTCACTTAGGCGATCATGAAGCTACTAACGGAGTAATTAAATCACTGCAAGGGATAGATATGCAGGCTAAGAAGACTAAAACAAGTCTAAACTCCATAAAGATGCCCGACATAGCTACTAATAATAAGACTATGTTTAATATGAGTAATGTTAATGCTCAAAAAGCAAAACTTTCCAAATCAAAAGTAGAAATTCCTGCAGCATACAAAATTAACTCTTCTTCTCTTTTAAAAACAAAAGTGAAGGCAGATGCTACTCCTGCTGAAAAAGATATGCAAAAACTATTTAGCGGAGCAGGAAACAACAAGATTAAGTTAAATGTACAAAAGCCTAAAGTACCGACTCCAACATCTCCTAAGATGAAGCCTATTAAAGTTAAAGTTGCCAAGCCTAAAGTGCCAACACCAGCAATGCCTAAAATGAAGACTGTTAAAGTTAAGGTGGCTAAGCCAAAGGTTCCACAGCCGACAATGCCAAAACTTAAAACTATACCAGGTCCAAAAATTGGCAGGGCTAAAACTGGTGCATTTTTGGCAAGTGTATCCTCAGCTATTAATCAAGCTGCAGCAATTGCGCAATCAGGTGTTGGCCCTATGTTTAGTGCAGGGGCAATGATTGGACAAGGATTAGCAGCAGGTATGCAATCAGCAGTTGGTGCTGTAGCTGCTGCTGCAAATGCACTGGTTGCTCAGGCAGACAGAGCTGCACGTGCTAAGGCTAAGATCCACTCACCATCAAGGCTATTTGCTGAAATTGGTGGGTTCTTAGGTCAAGGTATGGCAGTAGGTATGGATAGCACACAAGGACTAATTGCAGATTCGAGTGCTGCCATGATTGCCACAGCAACTCCAGATGATGTAGGTATTAACTACGGTTTTAACGGCACAGCTAAGAATTTAGTTGGAGCCAAATTTGGCGGAAATAGTTCAAGCACAGACGACCATAGTTCAGCCATAACCATTGAAAGTGGTGCTATTCAAATCAATAGTACTGGTAGTGCTGAATATGATGCTGATATGCTTTTAGAAGCAATTGAAAACAGAATAATGTCTCAAAGCGAAAAAGCTCTGAGTTAAAAAGATAGAAGGTGATATTAATGGATGGTTTTGGTATTTTCTTGACAGATTATAAGACGAGTAAAACTATCCAATTGCCGGTTAACCCGGCTGAATTAAAGCTCAAATACGAAGGAGACAACTCTAGTCAATCAGTTGTTAACCTTGGTGAGATTAATCGGCTGGGCAACTTAAAGTTGGTTGGGACAACAATAGAAAGTACACTTCCGTGTGATGTGACTACATATGTTGCAGATGATAATTTGCAAGAGCCACAATTCTATATTAATTTCATTAAGAAAATTCAAAAAGCAAAGGGACACATGCAATTAGTAGTTGCTAATACAAAAATCAGCATGCCGATGACTATTGAAAGTTTCGAATATGGTTTTGCTGATGGCTATGATGAAGAGTATGTTTACACATTGGAATTAAAACAATATCGTGAGTTTGCAGCTACTAAAGTTTCTAAATCAAAAAAGAAGAAGAAATCTAAAAAAGGTAAAAAGCGGATTTCTCCACCCAAGAAATTTGGAGTGGGCTCAAGCGTTGTAGTTAACGGCAGGTTGTATATGGATTCAAACGGCAATGGACCTGGAGCATATGAGAAAAACGCTAAGCGTCAAGTAATCAACATTGCTACGGGTCATAAGTATCCTATTTGTGTTGGTATCAATGGTGCGGCACGTGGCTGGGTTAAGAAAAGTGATGTGAAAAAAGCATGATAACAATATTTGAGTTAGTGCGTCGCAGTAATCTTTATCGAAAGTCTAAAAAGAACGGCAAAGGGACTACTTACGATATGCGTGAAGTAGTGACAAACGTTAAATGGATAACCGACCTTAACTTTAGTGCTGGTGAATTGTCTTTTGACTTAATCCAAAATGCTCATCCGATAATTCCATACTCAGGAGACATTATTAAGTTCAAATGGGACAGTAGCAAAATTTTTTACGGATATGTTTTTAAATATGCCGTCAAAGACGACAATACAGTCAGTGTCACATGCTATGACAAAGAGCGCTACTTGAAAAACCAAGACTCAATTGTATGGCAGTCAGGCACTATTGCCGATCGTTTTAACAATGTCTGCAAACGTGCAGGAATTAAACATAAGGTAGTTAATAAACCTACTCACAAGGTGGCAGCTGAAGTATGCGACGGTAAAACATACTTTGATATGCTCAAGAGTGCTATTACTAAGACAAAGACAGCAACTAAGCACATGTATTATGTTTATTGCAACTACGACACGGTAGAGCTACGTAGAGCACCGTATAAGAAACTGAAAATTATAATTAGTAGTAAGTCCGCAATGACGGGCTTTTCTTATGCCGTTGATATTAATAATACAGCCAACGTGGTTAAAGTGATCCAAAAAGACACGAAAAAAGCTAAGTCGAAATCAGCCACCGCCAAGCAAGACGACCCTAAGCATACCAGTTTTAAATCAACTAGTGCAAAAGGTAAATCAACGGAGCAATGGGGCAAATTGCAGGTTACTGTAAACAAAAAGAACAAGGCTAACCATGCACAGATGGTTAAGCAAGCAAAAGATGAGCTACGTAAGCGCAATAAAGCTAATAAAACATTGACCATTGACTGTATTGGCAATGTTGACCTTGTTGCTGGAAATGCAGTAACAATCAAAATCAACGATATTAATAAGACGTTGAAGAATTGTCCAATATTAAAGGCGGAACATAATTTTGGTACTGATTATACGTGTCATTTAACAATGAAAGTAGGTGCGGAATGGCTGGAGAACTAATAATTGAAATGCTAAAAAACCGCGGTGGCAAAGACAGTGATTATGCTGATGTTGTCTATGGCGAAGTAATCAGTGATAAGCCGTTGAAAGTACAACTATCAAACAACATGGTTATTGATGACAATTTTATTGTCTTAGGTAGACACATTGGTAAATACAAGGTAACTGGTAAAGGCGAAGTAAATGGGCAGAAGATTAGTTTTAAGAACTTAGAAATAGACAATAGCCTTAAAAAAGGCGACAAAGTAACCATGATTCGCATGGATGGTGGTCAGCAATTTTACTTATTCGAACGAGAGGAGGGCTAGAATGGACGAAGACAGCAACATCATCGTTACTGAAGATGATGACAATGATATTGAACTAGAAGACAATGATGTTGATACCGAAGAAGATGACGATGAAGTCCTGGAAGATGAGTCAACTTTGACGTTTAAAGTCGAAAATGGACGAATTCGAGGCAAGGTTGACGAACAGGCAGCTATGGTTCAAGCAATTGACAAAATACTTCAAACTGAACGTCTAGTTTATCCTATATATTCTGAGCAATATGGTAATGATTTTAATGATTTAATTGGGAAAAGTATGGGTTACGCCAAAGTTGAAGTTGACCGAATGCTGAAAGAGGCATTACTAGCTGACGACCGAGTTACTGATGTTCAAATTGATGAAATAGAACAGATTAGCCGTGACACCTTGCAAGTTAAAGGTACATGTTTCACTGTTTTTGGGAAAATCAATATAGATAGTGAGGTGAGCGTTGATGAATCCTGATGAATTAGCTGCTAATTATATGGCGCAAGATTTTGAATATTGGCTTAATCTGATGCTAGATAATGTACCAGATGATATTGACCAGCGGGTGGGCTCAATTATATATGATGCAGTAGCTCCTGCAGCTATGGTAATGGCACAACAGTCACTGTCATTAGCTAATATTGTCAAGCAAACTTATATCAAGACAGCTCAAGGCCAATTTCTTGACTACAGAGCAGCTGAACACGGCACAGCCAGATATGCAGCAACCCAAACGGAAGTTAAGGCTAAATTTTTAGATTCAGATGGTAATCCAATTAATAACGTACAGATAGGCGACCAATTCGCAAGCATTGGTGAAACGCCTATTTTTTATACTGTTAAAAAAATCAATGATGATTTAACCGGAGAATTAACTGCCGATGACCCGGGAACGACGGCCAACTCTTACATTGGGCAGATACTGCCAGTAACCAGTAACGACAGCCTGTCATGGGCAGAAATTACTGAAATAGTTGCTCCTGCTCGCGATGAAGAAACAGATGACCACCTGCGTGACCGTTTATTAAGAGCTGATGACTGGATCGCCTATGGTGGTAACATTACAGACTATTTAGCTATGCTTGCAAAAATAAGCGAAGTTGGCGCTGGACAGGTTTATCCAGTCTGGAATGGCGCGGGCACTGTTAAGCTTGTTATTGTTGACAATAATTTAATGCCTGCTAGTGCCGACTTAGTTAAAAAGGTTAAAAACATAATTGATCCTACTGACAATGAGAGTCAAGGTTATGGCTTGGCTCCAATCGACCATCAAGTAACTGTCGTTGCACCAACACCTTTGACGGTTAACATAGCAGCAACAGTTAACATTGAGGGTACACATAGTGCAGACCTAGTTAAAGCTAAGATTAAGACCGCCATCGAAGAGTATTTCAAGTTGCTAAGACAGAGCTGGAACAATATTAATGCAAAGACTGGACGAGGTTACTCTCAAACAATTTATCGCTCCAAAATACTGTCACAAATTATGATGGTTGACGGGGTAATCAATGCATCTGTTCCAACTTTGAACGGTACCGACCAAGATATTGCGCTAGTGTTTAACAATCAAACATCACAACTGCCAGTTTTAGGGGAGGTAAAGTTAGATGGCTAACAATCTAATGGACTATCTACCCGACTATTACGATGGCGTCTATGAAATGGAAGCTATCATGCATGCTCAGGGTGACGTCTTAGACAGGGCAGAAAGTGAACAGTTTCGACTGCTTTTAAACCAGTTCGTCACGCAGACAGATGCCAAGGGGATTTCAGTTTTTGAAGACCAAGTTGGCATTAAGCCTGCTCCAAATGATGATTTAGAGACAAGGCAAAACAAGGTACTAATGCGTTTATTGCCACCAAGACCAATTACTATTGGCTACTTGCGTGACTTATTTGCGACCCTTAAAATTCCTGCGACAATCACAGTTATTCAGAGAGATGCAATAGTAGAAGCTAAAAGTGCCGAAATTGATAGTAGCCAAATTGAAAATATTAAGTATCTGCTTAACATCTACCTCCCTGCTAACATGATTTATGAAATCAGAGTTGCACTAAACAGAGCAGAAATATCAAATGATATCAAAATTGGCATTGGCACGTGGTCTAAAGCAACAACTACAGCGCAAGCTAATGTGTCTCAATTTAAAAACTAGAAAGGAGTGGTAATTTGTCAAAATATAATAAGACGATATTAACCAATGCAGGGCTTGATTTAGCTGCTAGAGCCAGTTCTGGAAAAGCAAAGTTCACAATTACCAGAGCAGCTACTTCAACCGAAAAACTAGCAGATAAGAGTATAAGTGAGCTGCAAAAACTAACCGCACTGCCTAGCCTGATGCAATATGGCGAGATTAACAATGTAGCTGATTCTGCCCAAGATAAAAATATTGTCATTGGTACAGAGTTGATTTTTAACAATAAAGATTTGACTACGAGTTACAATGTCAACACTGTTGGGCTTTTTGCTAAAGAAGATGGCAGCAACAAAGAGATTCTTTACGCATTAACTACTGCGGCTGAGCCTGAAACGATGCCTGACTTTAAAGATAAGGTATTGTTCAAATTCAACATGACCATGTTTGTGGTAGTTGGCCAAACTGATAATGTATCAGTCAATGTTACAGATAATGGTGTAGTTACACAGCAACAGTTGTCCGATATTATTGATAAGTTATCGACTAAAGAAGATTTGGCCAAGATGCACAAGGATAGCAATGATCTAGCGATGCTTGCAAATCCCGATAGCATAGTATCCAATCAGACAACTAACTTGGATACTTTCACAACAAAAGGAATCACCAAATTCCAAAATGCACAGTTATCGTCAGCTGGTTACATGCAGGCATTTGACCAGTCAACCACTGGACTTAATGGTTGGATTTTTAACATCTACAGCAACGATAGTGCTAGCTATATTCAGATTGTGCATATTACTAACACTGCATATAACCAAGGTGCAATGTATTTCTTACGGTCAAAAGCAAATGGAACTAGCACAGAGGATTTTGCAAGGTTATCTACAATAAAAGACCACGCTCAATTCTTCTCCTTAACGCAAAGGGACGCTAAAGATGTTGTTGCAAGGGATGAAAACAAGAGCTTCAATCCTGATAACGTGGTTGATTCGGGTGTACACCGCATTAGTAGCACTAAAATCAATGCCAAGTATGACGTGACAGACCCGAAAGATGCTAACAGTGGCTATAGCTTTTCAGGCTTTTACTGGGGATGGTTATTTAATTTAAATTTTGATGACAGCCCAACCAGTAATGCTGTCTATCAACTGCTAGTGATTAATAGTGGTATATATTTCCGCGAAATATCTGTTAAAACCAATGATTTCCCAGCTTTCAACAGTTTCAGCTTTGCCAAAGATATTGCCAATCTTCAAACAGCGATTGCTAATGCGGGCTCGGTAAAAACTATTGGCGGCAAAAAGCCTGACGATAAAGGTAACATCAATTTGTCATCTTTCGAGAATCCCGACTTCGTTTACAAATACAAAGACACGCTTGACGTTGATAAAGCCACTACACCAGGTATCTATTCGTTGATGGATACTACATTGACATGCTCAATTAACACTAATGCGCTAAGTGCAGTTCCAGGAAACACAGACGGTACAACATATACAGGATATTTGGTTGTCTATAAGCACGATGCTGCCAACATTACGCAAGAGTTACGGATCTATACAGGACGGACAGTTCCAGATTTTACTATTAGTACAAGAGGCATCTATGGCAATGGTAAATATCGTCCTGACTTTCGACGATTAATCAGCGACTACGATTATAAGAACATCATTGGTTATATTGATGGCAAAGAAGTAGTACATCAATGTGCTGATTTAACAAGCGGTATTGCTTATTCAAAAGCAAATCCGAACATAATTGTTGTAACACCTTAATAATAGTAGAAAGGGGATTAATTATGCTGCAAATGAACGGTAAAGAAGTTAATAATCTGATTATGGCAGGTCAACAATTTTCAGCTGTTAAAAGCTCTTTGATTGGTGTTAATGTCCAAACTAAAAAAGGGCAAAAAGTATACTATGTTGGCGATGTTGCATCATCTGCAACAGGACGACTTTCAATTGGTTCTGTTTTCAAAGACGAAATAGTGCCAGTTAAACAATGCCTATTTTTGACTAAAACAGCTAAGCCTGAGGATGGAGAATATTGGGTTCAAGTTCAAATCAGTTTTTCGAGTGAAGGAAATAAGGTTATCTATGCTTCAACGCCATGTTATATGCGGTTGTCAGACGTAGTCATCCAAAGTGAAAGTGGGGGGGTAAATAGTCCCTCCTATGTACTATTCATATATAAATTAGAAGATATGAGGGAGGTGACTCCTTCATGTCGCTAATGATGAACGGTAAAGAAGTTAATCACTTAATTATCAGCGGAGAACAATTTGATAAAAGCTATACTGCTGGAGTTAAGGCTAAGGTTATTTCATCAATGGCTTGGATAGGTTCAGTAAAAAAGAACGGAACAATTGCTAATGGTACTGTTGGAGGAGGCGGATATGCCAAATCACTTGGCGATATTGTAACTGTAATTGGTATATATAAAAATGCAGCTGCAATACTGACAGATGACAGGGAGACTATTAATTTTGGAAGTTGGATATCATTGAACGATATTGAATTTATAGATTAGGAGACAAAAATGACAGAAACAACGAATACAGTTAATCAAGACAATAGCGGTGCTGATGTAGCACCTAAAGATGATGTGAAAGGTTTCATTCAAGTATATAAATCAACTGATGAAAATCCTTGCGAGGTTTGGTTCGCACCTCGAGATGCAGAAATTATCCGACCTTATACGCAGATACCACCAGACCCCGATTTGAAAGATCCAAAATTCGATTTTATCAATTATAAGTGGTTAGACTTAGGCGGAGCAACACAGGCTCAGAAATTAAATAGCTTAGCAGAAAAAATCGAGAGCTTGCAACAAGATGTGGCTGATGGAAAAGTTAACCAAGAAGAAATTAATCAGAACCTTGGCACATTAACTGATTTAGTATCGGCAGTAGCAGGTACTTTTGATACGGAAGAGGGCACTAAAAATGAATAAGACTGAGCTTTTCAAAAGTGCGTATATCTACCTATATAAAAGGGGTGTCTACGACAAAGCCAAAGTTGCTAGCTTTGTTGGCAAGACTATTGATGCTGCTGCGTATAAAGAGATTACAGGTGATGACTATGTTGACCAAATTGAAACAGCTAATTAGAAATGCTGACAACAATTTTAACCAATTACTAATAGGGGTGCTAATCATATTGATTGGCATTTTTTTATGGGCGGACAAGAATTATTTCTTTTGGCCACCTCAACTTCGTCCACTAATGAACAGTGAATGGTCGGATATCATCTTTATTATTTTAGGCATATGTTTATTTTGTACTGCTTTAACAGGTAATCGCAGTAGACGATTTCAAAGCATCTTGCTGATAGTCGCAAGTGCAGCTGTGGCCATGATGCTGGTTGAGCAGTTATGGCATGTGTTGTTTGCACATAAAATTGAAATGATTATGGCAGTTATCTTAGACGCAGGGCTATTAGTAATGCTTATCAGGTGTGCATATAAAAATTAAGGGGGCGATCACTTGCGCGAATTATCAAATTGGATACAAGTGTTCGCTGGCGCAATTAGTACGTTAATAGCTGCTGTTGCGGTGTCACACAAGACCAACAGAGCAGACTATGATGCCATTATAAATGAGCATAAGTCGGAACGAGATGAATTAAAGAAGGAGAGGGACGAATTTAAAAAAAGCTATTACGAAGAGCGAGAATTGAGAACTAAAGCAGAGAACGAAGCTCTTGAATATAAAACAAAATGCAAAATTTTAGCTAAAGAGTTAAAACGAAAAAATGAGCACTAAGACAATGTCTGAGTGCTTTTTATTTGAAAGGAATTGGAAATGACGAATTTATACATAATTATCGGACTGGTGTTATTAGCATGTGGAGCATGGACACTTTACTACAAAAAGCACCCGTCAAAAAGCAAGATAGTTAATACAATTAGTCTTTATGTTGAAACGGTTAAAAAGCTAACTATTGTCTTTGTACAATTTGCTGAAAAAACTGATTTAACGGGTGAGCAAAAAATGCAAAAGGTTATTGATAAGGTGACACAAACTTTGAAAAAACAAGGCTTGCCAGTACCAGACTATGTAATAGATTTGATTAAAGCATTTGCAGAGCAGGAAGTAGCAAATATTAAAAAGGAGAACAAATAATATGAAGAGAAATTATAAATATGCATTATCTGACAACGAAGGTAGCTCACATTTAGCAAAGCGTAACTTTATCGTGGCTCACTCAACCGCTACACCAAATGGTGAAGCTTGGGCTGTAGCTAGAAATATGAAGACTGGCATTAATACTAGTCAAACCTATGTCCACTTAGTTATTGATGATGAAAATATCTATCAGGTCGGCGAAGTTGGCTATGATGCATGGGGTGCAGGTATGCCGGCTAATAGTATGGCACCAGTTCAGATTGAGCTGTGTGAGTTTACCAATCATAAGCGAGCAATGAAAGCCTATAAGCACTACGTTAACTGGCTACGTTGGTCTGCTAAAAAATATGGTATTCCTCTAACTTTAGACAACGACAAGCCAACAGGAATTAAGACACATGCTTGGCTAGTTCAACATGGATACAGTAACACTAATCATACTGATCCATGGGGTTATTTGACCAAACTTGGAATCAGCAAGGCGCAATTTGCCAAAGACTTGAAAAAGGGCTTTAGTGGGAAAAACATCAAAAATACTAAATAATAATCAATAAGCCACTCTGGAGCGTTGCTCTGGGGTGGCTTTTTTTGGTGCTATAATTAAAGAAAAAGTGAGGTAGGTATATATGAAAAATAAAAAATACTGGTGGTGGGGAGTATATGTAGTCTCTATTATTATAATATTTAGTTCTTCATTTTTAAAAAAATATAATTTAATTTTTGAAAGGGTAGCGTTTATTAGAGGAGGTTTAGTGCTTTTTATTAGCATCATATTCCTTTTACAAGTGGCTTATTTTAATAAAAAAGAACAATTCAATAAAGACTCCCTTTATATATTTTTAAGTTGCAATATACCATTATTTCTATTATCTATAGTATTAGTTATTGTGGCAATTTTTCCAGACACACACAAATTTTTAAAAGATTTAGCATTTTTTTCAGCTTTTATAATTATTATTCTTTCAATTTATTTTTGGATTATTTATTTATGGCGTTGCAATAAAACGATTGTTGAAATTAGAAAAGATAAGTACCTTTTTTCAATTAAAATGATCAGATTAATGCTAAATGCAACATTAGTTTGTTTTTCAGCTACTGTAATTATTCGTTTTCTCCCTAACAAACAAATTGTTTTAAAATCAGTATATCAAGTTATCAATGTTCTTATAAATGCCATGTACCCTTTTATTGATATGTATGTTTATGTCCGTTCAGAAATTGACAAATTTGATAAGCAGGAAAAAGAGAAAATGACTAAGGAAACGAATGGGAAAATAAAGAAAAAAGTTAAACCATAAAATTGCTTTTTTATCACTTAGGTTTTACAATTATACCAAACTAATGTTTGGGCGATGTGCAATGACCAGAGAATTTGACAAACGAGTAGATGATTTTTTTAGGACATATCAAGATCGTGGCATGAAGAAGTGGCAGGGATTTATGCTAAGCGATTTTACTTCTAAAGTTGGTAAGATTGACAAGGAACGCGCACAGGTTTATGAAAAAAAGAAACCAATGTCTCTTGAATCAATCAGTGAAATATTGATGATTGCTTATGCTAATCATAGATCAGTATCAGTACAGTTGAAGCAGGTTGATAATGACGATAAATTCTTGCCTGATATAGTTGGTACCGTAGATGGCTATCAAGTTGACCATGTAGTTATTTCGGGTGAATGGATTGAGTTGGAAGACATTAATAATGTAGAAATAGATTAAAAGAGTAGTTAATAAAACCACTCTTTTTTGTTTTAAATATTTAGCATGGATAAAACTAGATTTAAAAATACTAATATTTCAAAAATTATACCATCACTGTTTAATTTGAAAAGGTCACACATTTGGCTTTCAAATAATGTAGAATAAAATTATAATGACAAGAGATTTTTAAAAGACTAGCTTTCTTTTGAAAGGATTTAGGCAAGAGACAATGATTACTTTTATCATAGTAGTACTAGATTTTTGTGTAACGGGTTCTATTATTTACATGTTATACCATGACTATAGACTTAAAAAGTCAGGATCAACGGAAAAGCCACTTAAAAAGAAGTGGCAATATTGGCTAAGTATATTTGCGCTATTTTGTGTAATAGGTGTGGCAGCATCTTTTGATAATACCGATACTACTGCTCAAAATGAAAATAGCAGTGATACAGCACAATCAAAAAGAAAAAAGAAAAGGCAGAAAGTTGCAGATAAAAAAGCTGCTCAAACTGTTAATGATGACGATTCTGAAGACGGCAATGGTGAAATTGACTCTAAAGAAGCAAATACTAACATTGCTATGCTGTTAAGGGATGATCAAAAGGATGCCACAAAAGGAAAAGAAAAATATGCTTATGCACTATATCTTAAAAATATAAAATACAACAAAGACAGCGTAGAGGTTCAAGTTACTAACGACTTCTTTAATCTTACAAATGATGAAAAAGATATTGTTGCCGAAAGAGTTCAAGGCGTAGTTGGAGCTGGTATTTCCATGACTGACAGTAACTATGAACCAAAAGATGACCAAGAAGGATATTATTTAAGCTTTTATTACAGCAAAATAGCTGTAGGACATTCAAAAATGTCAGACTCACATGAATATAAGTGGTACAAGTCAGCTAATAAATAA